AGAATTTTTTAAGGTTTCTTCTAATTTCTTTACTGCTTTTTCTCTAGCTGATTGTTCTTTTTTAACAAGTCGTCTTGCCTCTACGATTGCCTTAGTGGATTCTGACTGGAACTTGCTCTGCCCTCTGATAGGGTCGTCGGCTTGAGTTTTTACAGTAGTCTTTCCATTAACGGAACAAGAAACGTCCGTCAGCGGAGTTATATATCTGTTCCATTTGCGATCATAAGTATATGCCATATCTCCAAACTCAATGAGTGGGTTATATACAAGTTCTCCCGACATGTTACGGAATTTAGCTCCAATTATGGAATCGCCAATTTGAGCAGCTACCGTGTCCAAGTCCGAATCCGCAACAAGGTCGTTCTCCAATTTAAGAACATATCCTGTGCTTCCGTACATGGATTCATTTTCTCTATTTTTTAGCTTGATTCCAGTGATTACAATATCATCACTAGACACAGTTGGACTTGTAAAAAAGTCTTTGAGTTTTTCGGATGTGTCAGTTGCTGATTCGATCAGTGTCAAGAATCCATCATTGTCAATCGACCAGTTTCCTGCCGGGCTTATAAAGTTATCGGAGCCAACATTTGCACCGCCTTTAAACGTAATGTTTCCATCAGCATCCGCAATTGCACCATAATCTTCTTGCACATTGGAAAAATCCCATCTGATAAATCGCAAGTATCCTCTGTTATCCAGGCGAGCGTTCGCAGTCTCAAGCATTGCTGCCCATCCGAACAACTGACGAAACGTCATGTTTTCCGGAATCTCTGACACGATCAGATTTCCATGAGCCATGGAGACTTCTGACGGAATACCAAGAGTCTCACACGCATCTCTAACAAGAGTCTCTATTGACTGTGGCAGAACCAGATGAGATATATAAGTTGCGTTCGTTTTATACATATCGTCCAAAGCGGTAAAACTAAGGATTTCGTCATATTGTTCTGGTGTCGTAATTGTATAAATACCTTTATCAATGGTTTCGACTCTGTCTTCTGTCGCTGCTTTTGTTGCCAGAATCGCACCGCCACTCTGGTCAAAAATTGGGTCATAGTTTTCATCCAACAATTCATCTGTCACGGCCGGACTTGCTACAGAGGTCTGCATTTTAAGATACGCATGAACTTTCGCCATGTAGAAATTATAGTTTTTCCACTGATCAGAAGTGTTGTCCAACTCCAATGTCATGGATTTACAAACAACGCAGCCAATCGGAAAGCTGCTACTTTCTGCACAATCAGAAAAAGTACAATTTTCGCCCATGATTTCATCTTTTACGGTTTTTACAGTTCCGTCAGGAAAGGTGATTTCCACTTCCTGCCAGACTCTTTCTCCGTCCTGTAGTTTTTGCTTAAATGTATCAGATACATTAATCAAGTGGATTCACCCCCTGCATGTTAAAAGATATTTTTGATACAAATTTTAAGTCTTGCGAAATTTCTCCAATAGTTAGGCTTGCTTTTCCGACATAAAACGGGTCAGTTCTCCATGTCATGTGGTAAAGCGACCAATGGTACAAATTGAAAGTTTTTCCTTTTGCGATAATTTTGAGAATTTTGTTTGCTTCTACAACTGGAACGTTTGATGCTTCATAGCTATATTGTTCAACTGTAAATAGTGGAGTCAGTAATGCTTTTCCAAACTGCGTACGGTTACTACCTTCTGAATAAGTTGTTTCAAGGTTGTAACCCATATCTTTGTCCGGCTGATAGATGGAAGCCCCATTCATTTTGTATCGTTCCGTTATGTTTTTTGGAATAGTTGCCACGCTTCCACCTCCTATGCCAGTTCAAACGGGTTTCTGCCGCTTGTATCACGTCTTAACTTTGCTTCTTCGATAATTTCATCAAATACTGTTCTTCGGTTAATCTGAGCAGTAAAATGATAATCTCCACCGGAATTGCTTCCGGATTCTTCGCGAACAATCTTTCTGAGCAGCGCTTCTGGTGTTTCAATGTTATTGCCCTGTTTCTGGTCGCCCAGGACAGCCAGAAATTCGCTTCTTGGTGGAATAACTGCACCTTTTGCCAGATATGGAATAGTCGGTACTCTTGGAAAGCTTGCGCTAAATCCGATCGTCTTAGAGCCGAATGGTGTAGGCACTTCCCACGGACCAAATGACATTGCAGATTCAATTCCACTGATCGCGCCGTTCACCGTACCGATTGCGCCATTTACGATACCGATAACTTTATTGAATATCTCTTTAACTTTGTTTTTAATACCCTCGAACGTATCAATAACCTTGTCTCTTGCACTTTTGAATTTATCAACGATTCCATCAACTATCCTCTTTACAACTTCTTTTATAGTGGACCATATAGCGCTCCACTTTTCTTTTGCACTTGATTTGATACCATTCCAAATAGAAACAATCTTTTCTGCCAAATCACTAAGTTTGGATTTTATTCCATCGACGAAAGCTATGGTTTTGTCTTTAATCCAACTCCATACCGCACCTGCAACTTCTTTTATTTTGTCCCAGTTTTTGTACAGCAATACACCAATCGCAATGCAAGCTGTTACTGCTGCTATAAAAATTCCGCCCGGTCCGACAGCTGTCGCAATGGCTTTGATTCCACCAATAATGCCGCCAGAGCCGGTCATGAGTGCAATAAGACCCTTAATGAAACTTGCTACTGTCGTTATACTTCCTGCGATTCTCGAAGCTAAGCCTGCAATCTTCGCTGCCGCAAATGCTCCGATCAGAGCTGCGCCGAATGCCTCAATAATTGACTGATGGTCTGCGAAAAATCTTGCCAAATCAGACACTAGGTTGATCACTATTGGAATTCCCGTTTCAATCAGCCATTTCAGCATTGGAAGAACAATATTGTTATAAATCCATTCAAGAACATTTCCGATAGATTCCAGAATTGGCGCAAACGTACTTGTTAGATTACTGATAGATTCCAGTAGAGGATAGAAATTAAGGTTCGCCGCCCATGTTGCTGTATCCTCTGCGATTTTTTCAACAAACTGCATAACTACCACAAGGGCATCTGCAATGTTCTGGATGATCTGCGTTCCAACACTGTTTTTGTTCCATGCATCTGCGAAACCAGATGCAATATTACCGATAGTTTTAAGCACATTCTGAGCAATCCTCAGCATGGTTTCTAACATCGTTGTGCCTGTGCCATTTGTCCAGACCTCTACAAGACTTTTACCTACACTTACAACGAGCTTTTTGAGTCCATCAAGTGCGGTTTTTGCCGCATTAATAGTATTCTTGCCCTCTTTTTTCCATGCGTCCTGGAATGGCTTCCAGAGTTTTTTAAGAAGGTCGGCTAGTTTCTTGGCAGAATCACTGATTTTGTCCAGCGCATTTTCTCCCTCTGCGAGTTTGCCATAATTTACACTGTCAACCGAACCCGGCAATCCGCCGCCCCCAGAACCAGTTCCGCCGGTTCCAGAACCGGATGGCGTTGAAGATGTACTCCCTGTAGAACTAACCTTGTGCACTTCATCAAGCGATGAAAGATAGTTTTTTGTTTCCTTATTCGCTTTTTTTGTAGCTTTCGCATTGTCGTTCGTGGCATCTGCCAGTTTCTCTGCATTATCGGCTGCCTGTCCATACTGATCTGCCGTATCTGCAATTGCATCCGCTCCGGCAAGCCCTGCGCCGCTTCCACCTGTCTGACCTGATGATTTCTTGCCAGTAATAAGCTCCGTGAATGACTTAAATGCGTTTGCCAGAGTCGCCAGTTTGCCGAGAAGAATATTGATTACTTTCAGAACAGGTGTAAAAATATTAATCAAACCTTGTCCGACTGTTGCCTTGAGGGACTGTAGCTGTAACTGCATAACTCTCACCTGATTCGCCCATGAGTCAGATGTTCGGATGAAATCACCAGATGCAGCCGATAATTGTTTCTGCACAAAAGCCAGACGGAGAGCTACTTTCTCCTGCTCGGTCATAGCAGATGTAGTTTTGCCGTAGCCATTTGCCAGTGCGTACTGATCAAGTGCCGTCTGGGTCATTACCACGCCGAGGTCCTTGAGCGTTTCCGTTTCACCAGTAAATACGGATTTCAGTTTGATATAGGCTAAGTCCTGACTGATGTTGTAAAATGATGCTACGTCACCAGTCAGCTGTGTCAGAGCCGTTGACATGTCGTAAGCCTGTGATTCTGAGAATCCGAATGACTTAGACATTGCTCCGAACGTACCAACATACCTTTTTGCCATTGTCTCTGACAGTCCGGCTGAGACCATTGCATTCTTTGCAAATTCATTGACCTTATCCGACATGGTGGTGAATGTAACATCGACCACATTCTGAACTTCTGCGAGGTCGGAGCCTAGCTCAATACACTCTTTTCCAAACTGCACCAACTTACCAACAGCAAAAGCCCCACCAATTAACAGACCGATTTTTTTTACAGCACTACCAAGGCTGTTAAATGACTGTTTAATCCTTGATACTCCATTATCAATTCCAGATGTATCAAGCTTAGTATCAATAATAATTGAGCCATCAGCAGCCATGTGTTCGCCTCCTAACTATTTGAGGTTCAACATCTCATTCAGCTTATCTTTATAAGCTTGCTCATCGTCGCTGAGACGTGTCTTTATATCAATAATATTTTTGTTTTCCTGATAGAATTTCTTTTCCCATTTATCCAGACGTTCGCCCTTCGCCTTTTTAGAGCGGATTCCAACAACTGTGTTGAACAGGCACTCACCGGATTCCATGAAATATCCAAAAAATGTCCACCAGTGCATATACGGAATGGCTCTGATTTCTTTTCCGGCAACTTTATTTACAGCCGGTACAATCATATCTCCGTCCTGTTCCCAGTCCATCAAACGGGGCTTTGGTTTGTTCGGGTTGTCATCAGTCTGTCCACAGTCAATAAATTCACACGCTTTCTGACAGGCTTCAGATAAATGTTCCGGCGGTATGCTCTGCCAATCCTCGAACAGAATCTGTATCATAACAATTGACTTCGCCTGTTCGTCTAACTCTGGATCATTCCACGCAATGAGAATATCAATGATTGCTCGAAAATCCGTTCTGATAGAAAAATCCACCCCACTTATGTTCAGTGAGGTGGGAAACTCATAGGCGGTCATTTTTCATATTTCTCCGTATACTTTTTTACTTCTGCCCGCCTT